TCAATTCTTTTTTGGTAATTCCCTTTTTCTCGGCAGTTTCGATGGCGTGTTCTATAAAATCCCCCATAAATCTACCACCGCGTTTATCAACCGCCTTTCCTATATTCATAGCCTTTGGGAAACCTGTTGAATATGCCCAATAAATTGGTGTGAAACTTACATCGAATCCCGCTTCTTGTAATGTTTGAACCATAACCGTCTGAACATCACTTCGTGGTGCAGACATAACGAATGAGAATGCTCCTGGTTTCAATACTCGTAATGCTTCTTTCCATATAGGAAGAAAAAACTCTTTCATACCATATGTAGATTTAGTCATACCAGGACTCATCCAACCTACTTTTTGAGATTTTGTAGATTTTTTCTCTTGAAATGTATCCCAATGTTTACCCATAAATCCGTATCCATTCAACCATACGGTGGATCTGTACATAACAAATCTACCGTATGATCGGGCAACTCCTTTAAAGTCTCTAAACAATCTCCATTGATTAGTTTACTGGTCTCCATATAATTTTCTCCTTTTTTCTGCTCTCCGTTCTTCGAGTTTCTTTAATCTGTATCGTTCTTTGGCTTTCTTTAAAATCTTAGCTTTATTACGCTCATAATGGTCCATCTGCCACTTTCGTTGAGCTTCAAGTTTTTCTTCTTTAGTATAATATTTCTTTTTACGACCCATTATTTATCTTCGCAAATCTATTAAGTTTTGTCCAAACTGTCATTAACCAACTATCCATATTAGGTAATGCACCAAACATCCTATCTTCTATAAACATTGTTTGGAATTTTGATTTTATTAATTCTTGTATTTTACCATTTACGATATTATTTGTTTTGAGTTTTGCTGAACCACTTATATCTACCTCTTGTAACTGCATCAATCTGTGATTCATATGCATCGTATCTTGTTGTTCTAAGATAGTGTTGTAGAATTTACCATCTCCACTACCCTTTTTACTCTCTGCTGTTTTAATGATGTCATCTACTGTATAATAGATACCATCTTTAAGATCAGGGAAATTCTTTACGAGAGTTTTAGTTCCTATACCCAATACCCCTTTTATATTATCTGATTGGTCGCCATCAAAGATTCTACACATCAGAAGATTATTGGGTGTTACACCATATTCTTCTGTAATCATTTCGGGATTATATAGTTTCTTTTTGGTAGGCGACCACACAGATATTCTATCACTTACTAACTGCAAAAAATCCTTATCGGTACTCATTATTGTAACCTTACTTTTCGGTAAGAGTTGTTTTGCAGCATAGGCAATAACATCGTCTGCCTCTACACTATCTATTGAAAGTATAGATACTGGCAGACATTCTAAGTATTCAACGCAACGGGATAGTTGCATCATCATAGAATGACGCTCATCATCAATATTCTCATAATCGTTTACACGATTGAGTCTGATTTTGGTTGTTCTTCGTTTTGCCTTGTATTCAGGATAAATTTTACGGCGACGATTACTCCCACCTTTACCATCAAATACTATGAGGGTTCTGGTAGGAGCCAACATTTTTATAGCGTAACCTACTGATTTAAGAAAACCAACTATTCCACCAATGTGAATTCCATCATCATTAGTAGTTGGTATAACTGAGAATACTCTAATAAAGGTATTTAAGCCATCTATTATCAGTATTTTTTCATTGGGATTTGTTGAATCTACATCGCCGCCGTGTTTCTTTATCTCATCGAGAATAGAAAGGTATTTTCCATTACTCATCACCAACAACTTCGTCTGTATATTCTACATCATCAATACCTAAATCTGCTGATTGATATTTTAATATGGATGCCTCACAAATCAAATCATACAAGTGTTCTTTAAGACCATCATGTTCTTCTAATTTTTTCTCAAAATCCTTAGATTGAAACTTAATGTCTTTACCCTTGTATTCCAAGGTATACCATGCTCCTGCAACCTTTAGAAGTTTGTGGTCTTTTAATACTTGTAGCCAACTTCCTTTATCATCGATACCACTATCGAAGTATAAGTTAAAGTCAGCATGACGAAGTGGAGGCCCCAAACGATTCTTGATAATCTGTGCTCTGCACTTCATACCAATTACATCCTTTTTTGCTCCCACCTTGATTTGTCCCATATTCTTTAAACGAATACGAGTTGATGAATGAAATGGTAATGCTTTACCACCAGAAGTAGTCCACGGATCACCGAACATTACTCCGAGTTTTTGTCTGAGCTGATTGGTGAATACGAGAGCTATTCGTTCTCGTCCAATCATCTGAGTAATCTTCCTCATCGCCTTTGAAACGATAATTGCCTTACTCGTTGCCCATCCGTCTTTCTCGAAGTCGGCTTCCATTTCTACTTTGGTAGATGCTCCTGCAAGTGAATCTACGAGAATACTTACAAGTCTATCTCTATCTGATTCTCTAATCTTGGTGACTATACTTTCAATACACTCAAAAATATCTTCTACTGTTTCCACATGAAGATATAGCATATCGTGAACATCTACACCAATAGTTTCTAACCATTCTCTACTAACAGATGTTTCAGTATCAATATACACTGCAACACCACCTCGTTTCTGAGTTTCTGCGAGAATGTGAGTTCCAATTAGAGATTTACCACTACTTTCTAATCCATTGATTTCTGTAATACGACCAACTGCAACACCACCGTTTGGACGGTTGGAAATTGCAAGGTCTAATACAGATGAACCAGTTGATATAAATTCCTTTACATCAGTTGGAGTGGCGTTTGAACCATCTAAAAAATAGGCTACCTTTGTGTCCTTGAACTGTTTATTAAGACTATCGGCAAGAACTTGTGCAAGTTCGTCTTTTGCTGATACAGACATATTATGTCTCCTTTATTTACTTATTAAACAGATCATCGAATGCATCACTCACATTAGAAGTATTACTTGTTGCACTTGCTAATGTTGATGTTGATGCTGGAACTGACTCACTCTTTGATGATTCTTCTTCTCCATCACTTGGGTTTAACCAATCGCCCAAAGCTTCTGCAAGTTCATCATAACTTAACTCGTTATATACTTCTCGTATATCTTTTTGATCATCAAGTAAAGTAGTTAGAACTGCTTTATCTTCTGTAATTGGTGTTTGATTCGGCTTAACGCGAATAGAAGTTTTTGGAAACGATGCTCCAGTTTCTTCGGCTGTTTTGAACTCAACCACTACATCTCTTCCATTTACTGGATCACTAATATCACCATAATCAGGGTCTGCTATGATAGATAATAGTTCTTGATATACTGTTTTTCCAAAACCCCAAAACTTAGAACCTTGATTTTCTTCACCACGAACTACTACTGGTGCGAATGTTCTGAGTTTTGCTTCCAATTTCTTTCCTAATCTCCAATCTTCACGATTGCCAGATGACTTTAGTTTTTCAGCAAATTCTTCAATCGGGTCTGGACGACCAAATGATGTTGGGGACAAAAATGATTTGCCTCCTAAATCATAATGAAAGAATAGCTCGATAAACGGTGTATCTTGGTTTAGTTTGTATGGTAAAATTCGGATTTGAGTTTTTCCTGGTTGCGGTTTCCACAGATTCGTGGTTCGAGTGCTCGAAGTTTGTAACTGTGCTAATCGCTTTCTTACGGCTTCAATATCCATTTGTTATCTCCTTATTGTTATTTTTATTTATTATTAGTTAATTGTCATTGGTATAACCTTTGACAATAATAAGTATTAGGTTGTTTTAAAAACAACCCAACTTTTTATGCTAAATTTTATTTATTCTGTTGCTGATTTAACATTCTTTGCAACAGCACCTTTGTCACCTTCACCGATTTCAAATTCAACTTTTTGACCTTCTGTTAAAGTCTTAAAGCCTTCACTTTGAATCTCGGAAAAATGCACAAAGTAATCTTTTGAGTTATCCGTAGCGGTATCAGATATAAAACCATATCCTTTTTTCGCGTCGAACCACTTTACTGTACCTTGATTCATTGTCATTCCTTATTGTTACTTATTTGTTACTATAAATCTTCTCTGATAAAATCTGACATCACGGAAGGTGTTGTCGTATCAAAACCTACTACATCTAACATACCAGCGTCGTCTGGGTCTGCTATTGTAAAATCATTTGCTTCCATTCCCACTACAATTAGTTTTGCTGGAATTCCTGTTTTCTTTCTATAATCACGAAGTGCTTCTACAGGATGAACACTACCTGCCCAAGTTTCACTATCTGTATAAACTACGAAGGCGTCAAACTTGAGATTGTTCTTCAATGCGTATTTCATTGGTAATGAACAATCAGTTCCACCAAAATCAAGATTTTCCAATCTATCACATACATCATCTAATCTCATTTTCGGTGAAAGATCAAGAACTGATATACCATCTTCATCATAACCAGCACTGGTAAAACCTGTTACAAGATAATCACTTTCAGTTCTCATCGTAACCATTGCCATTGCGGCTGAACCAACTCGTGGAGTTACTGATGGCATTCCACCACAACCTTGCCAAGTCATGGATGAAGATACATCGAGTGCTAACATCACTCGTTTACCAGTTGGAATTATATTGTCGAAAGACAAGTAAAATGCGTCATCAAGGGCATCTACTATTTGTGGGTTTACATCCCATTGACCAGAACCTTTAAGTCCTTGACCACTTTTGTAGGTTTGCATCGCCTGTAATACAGACAATGGATGAATACGGGCCTTCTGCAATTGCCCCTTATCGGTTATTCTCGAAGTAACGAGTTTAAGTGCGTTACTTTGGGGAGCGAGAATTCCGTGTTTGGTATAGTTACCTAAATTCCTGATAATAGCTGTCAATCCCAAATGTGGTAATGCTGTTTCCAGAACTTTAGGTGTCTTTAGGTTAGAAGGAACTGCTTCAAGTGGGAGTTTGTATTCTTCCACTAATTTAGCAGCTTCCACATCTGTCTGGACTGACTTGACCTTCTCGAAGGCCCAAATTATACTGAGTGAATCCTTATATTCATCTTCTTTTGAAGAATTATATCCTTTTGTAACCCACTCAAATAGTAAATCTTTATTGGCATCTTGTGTAGATGGATGAGATAATCTCAATAGGTCTTTATGTGACCAACCATCTCTTTGTTGATACTTTACAGATTGATATGCTAATTTATCAGTTTCTTTTAACAGATACCAATTTGCGATAGCTTTTCGTAGTCCACGACCCCAACCTCTAAACTGTTCTACATAACCAGCGAAGTGAAACAAATGAGTTCCAATCCTTGCTATTTTTGGTAGATTGGTTAAGGCGTATTTACGAGTAAAATCATCACCAAGCCCTGCACACATTGCAAGAACAAATAGTGCTGGATCGTTTTTAACTGCTCGACCTGAATCTGAAATATCGAGAACGGTATCTACTACTCGTTTTCCATCTTCCAAGATACATTTTTTTATTGACTTGGCGTTCTTTTTCGTTAATTCTTTTTGGCGAATATAATATGTTCCACCTTCAGTTCCTAAAATAAGAAATCTATTTAAACGAGTCCATATATCAACTTGAAACGAATGACCACCTGCGGAATTTGGAACTTGGTTAGAACCTGGAATTGGTTCTGATTGTGGTGTAACTTTTGTGTTGTATGTTGTATATGCTTGATAGCTCATTTAATAAGTCTCTTTTTAATTTTTTATTTTTTAATATTATTCGGATAAATTATTGCTAATGGAGTTTTTATTGTCTGGTATAATGATAATCCATCAACTCCGACCCGAAAT